CTACATGTTGCTGGCGGCGTGATGCTGCGGCGGAGCCGGTCTGTTCTTGGCGGGCCGGGGTTTGATGTGAACCGGCCGATCGGCGAGTGTTTTCACTATCGGCGGCATGACGCGCTGCTTGGCAGCTACGCGCTCGCGTTTCACCATCTTGGCGACAAAGCTCCGCACTTCAAACATAAAGGGCTCCTCCCAGATGCCCTCCCGCGAGTCCATCGTACGCCTGCTGAAGGCCAACCGCATCTAGATTCGGCATGGTTAACCCGCCTCCCTGCCTTTGCTGCCGCTCCTCGCCCTCTCCGCAGCGCTGGCCGTCGTCGGCGCCCCGCTGCTGCACTGAAAGGAAACACGATCCTCCCACATCAAACCTGCATATTTGCAGGTTTAGCTCGGCTGCTCAGGTGCCCGGGCTTTCTTCGTCTGTGGCGGAAAAGTCACGCAACCCGGATAATGCGGTGCTTCAACTGCTGCGCGCTTATTATCCAACCAGGCGAGGCGTATCGTCATCGAGGGTAAAAGGGGGCCACCCTTGACCGCACGCGTTTCATTTCCTCCCATGAACTAGCGCCCGCTGCGCAAAACGTGGCGGGCGTTTTCTTTAAGTCAGGGCGTCAAGGCCCGGCGGGGTTCGGCTTCCGGCCCTTTTCATTTTGCCAAATCTTAGCCAATAGGAACATATTCCGCGCGCGGCGATTTTGTCATTCCGAGGCCGCACCTCGCCCAAAACCATTGCCGATGCGATTCGTTTTACGTCACTTGCGGCATCCCAAGTGCAAACATTCCGTCAAGTTCGACCTTGCGGCGTTAGGCGCGCCCGCCTGGGGCTTGAGCACGCTCATGCACGGTGACTTGGTGAAGATGTTCCGGTGCGAGTGCAAGCAGGCGGGCAGGGACCAGCGCCCGGTGTTCTTCACCTGTATCCCGGATTATGGCCGAATAGATCGGGAGATTGGCAGAAAGGGCCGACTCTTCCCAGGGCCTTATTCTGTGCAACGCCAAGCAGCCAGGGAAAGCTTGGCCAAAATTGGCGCTGGCTGCTGAGATTGTTGAGCAGATGAAGAGCACACCGCAAGGTAAAAATGAAGAAACCTCGGTGATTTTCAATGAGATATGGCGGAGGGAGTGACCGTCTATCTAATCTATACATCATATTGATATCATTTATCATTCATAACGCCAGTGCGACAAAATACCCGTAAAAGTACCCGGCTCGATTATGCGGCTTTTTGGACGGGCAGCCCTGTGATCCATGCGAGGATTTCCGACTCAAGCCATCGCACACAGGCTTCGCTCAAGACACGCGGCCGAGGGAAGGATTCGGCATCCATCTTACGATAGATCGTGCTACTCCCGAGACTCGTCATCCGCATGACTTCTTTGAGCTTCAGCAGGCGATCGGGCAGATTGTCGTTGTCAGCGTGCATTGTCTTCCTCCGTTGAGCAGGCCGCCCGCCCATTACGGGCAGACGGCAAGATGCATCAAAGCCCAGCCTGGTCCATAGTTTCCGAAACGGCAGGGCTGACGCCAAGAAAAGCGTGTAAGCCTGCCGCATCGTCTACTGGGTCAAGGTGCTCGTTCATGCGGGCAATCTCGCACTCCGCTTCCGCAATGACTTCATCGATCGGCTGGCCGTTTGCCGTGCCGATCTTGAAGGTTGCCGGAAACACACGTCGCTCAATCTTGCCTGCCTTCGCATCGGCTATGGCCTCGACGCGGGTCTTTTTCGCCGGAGCCGGCAGTTTGCCGCCCATCCGCTCATACATGTCCAACAGCTTCTCCTTGAGGTCAGTTGCGAAAGCGCCCTTATGCAGCCATTGGATCACCGGCTGACCGCCTTGCACGGTTGCGAATGGCGCCATGGCTACGTAGCCACGGTCAGCCGACCATGACAGCACCACGCCTTTGATGTTCGTGTGCAGTTCAGGAACGTAGATGTCGGCATATGCAAGCTTGGTGAAGGCCCGCTTGCCGTCGTCGTTCTGGAAGAATGTCATGCCGCGAATTTCGGTATTGAAGGTCATGTTGCGACTCCGCTTTCCACGAGGAGGTCGATATAGTCGCCTCGCTCGGCCTTAATGATTGATCTGATGTTGAATGCTGTTCCGGCACGCGCATCAAGCGCGCGCCAGTCTGTCGTCACGACGGCCACAGGGCCGCCATTGCGGATCGTGATGACGATGGGCTGCACGCCCGTTAGCCGAGCGGAGAGGACTTCCTCGCTTCCCTTGAGGTAGCGGATCCTGGCAGGCACAGTAGCGACGTCGAACCAATCGCTAATGGTATTTCCATGCCCGTCGTCCATCTCCACGAAGTCTTGCAGAGTCACCAGTTCGCGAAGCTGACCGGCGCTCATGCCGCCGCCTCATCGATCTTCGCCTTGTTGTCATTCGCGCCGACTAGCCCCATGTTCAAGGCTTGGACGAACTGGTCCCCATCCGGGATCTTCGACATGTTCTCCATCGACCTGATCTCGTTGGTGGACAACCAGCCGCCTTCGCGGCCGACGCGGTATGCGTTGTACCTGTCAACCAAACTGCCATGGAGCAATCCGTCCAAGTCATGCTCGATGAAGAGCGACTTTCGGCTTTCCGGCGACAGCAGGGCCACGTTCATTGTCTGCTCGATACGCTTTGCCCATGGCTGCAAGCAGCGCTGAACCAAGGCTCGGCTTTCACCCTCGACATTCGAGTATGTGGCCTGATCAACAATGCCGGCTGCGGTAGGCGGCACGCCAAAGATGCGGCAAACATCAAGGTTGGAAAGCTGACGGCTAGCCAGGAATTCCGAATCCTTGCTGTTGAAGCTGATGTTGGACCATGTGGCGCCGCCGTCCAGTACTAGGGGCTGATTTGCCTTAAGCGAGCCGATCAGCCTGTTCTGGAATTTGGTGATAATGTCTTCCTTGCCAGCGCCGGAAAGCTTGTCTGGAAACGTTAACAGACCGCTTGGGCGGAAGGCATTTTCTGCGGCGGAACCGGCTTGCTCCTGTTGCGAAAGCGCAAGCCCAAAGGTCGCCGCAGCGATCGAGATTGGTGACTGACCGAGGAAGCCGGTCGTTCGGTCGAGCCTGTATCTCAAGTGCAAGATTTCGTCGGCTAGCAAGGTCTCCGTGCTAGCGACCGTGATCGGACTAACACGATATCGCAACCTACCGGATGCAAGCTGTTCGACGGAGACCCTGCTTGCCGGGATCGGATGCAACGCCGCGACCTGGCCGCGACCGTTACGCTCTATCTTGGCAAAGGCATTACCGAAGAGAAGACACGAAACGATCAGTGCCTCGCGAGCCTCGTAGGCGGTAAGCAGGGACGAGGACTGCGACTGTAGGACGTCATGCAACGGATGGTCCGTTGCGGGCTCACGGCCTCCGTCTGCCGTCTTGCGGTACAGGACGAGCGGCACGCTGGCGAGGTTTTCCGCAATGACCGAAATACAGCGATGGGCCACGGCATGGCCCGCCGCCGCCTCAGGGCTAATAGGCGTGCCGGTAGCCGAATAGTACGTCGTGCCTTGGAGGAGATCCCATGAGGTCAGGTCTCGGGTCTCCGTCTTCTTTCCGAAAGGCCACCAGTTCATCGTGCGGCCTCCAGGTCGAGAAGCGCAATCCGGCGATCGGCGGTCGTGCGCGTAGCGGGCCGGGAACGGGCCTGCACGCTTGTGCCGCTGTAGGCTGGGAATGACTGGACAACGCTAATCTCGTGCAGTGTCACGGCTCTAAGCTCGCGCTTGTCGCCGCTCCAGACTTCGCCGCTGGCTTCGACCGTGAAGCCAAAGGATGCGCCGCCAAGATCGCCACGAGCGGCAAGGGCGAGAACGTCGCGGCCTGCCGATGTGTCGGGGATGTCTAGTTCGAAAGCGAGTCCGCGCTCATTTTCGGAAAGGCGCAGCGAACCGCTGCGCGTCCTCGCAAGCACCTTGCCGGAATCGTGGTCGACCAGGGCCAGAATGTCCTTGCCGCTTGCCAGGCTCGCCGCGAACGCACCGCGTTTGATCACTTCCCGGAAGTCGGTAATCCGAGTCTCTTGGTCGAAGACCGCGGCAAAACCGACCAGTTTCCGACCTTCGGCGCGAACCTCATGGGCCGCGCGAGTTTCCATTGTCATATCGTTTGCTCCCTAAACGGTTGCAGCAAAGCGTCTACGCCGTAGGCAATCGCCTTCGGTGGTGCCTCGGTCGCTGCATCTCGGTTTGAGTACCAGTGGCTCACAAGTAGCAAAATGGCGTGCCTGACGGGCGCCTGAACCGGGGTGGCAAACGCCACCCCGATCTCGGTCACATACCCTTCGGCCGCCTCTAGAAGCGAGGTCACATAATCGTCGTCACTATCGAATGTGACGCGCAAATGTGCCTTGCCTTCCGCAAGGCTAACCGCGGTCATTATGCGGTCAGCATGTCTTTGATGGCAGCGAACGACTCGGCGTGGCGCACGGCCACATCGACGTCCTTCATAGCGCGGACCATAACCCGACCCTTGGCGTAAGCCGTTGTTTCATACGGATTAACCAGAATGTCTGTTCCCGAATAGTTGGCGATAATCAGGTCGGCGAAATTGCCGAAGATCAGGGCCGAAGCAACCGCGCCCGACGTGCCCTTGACCAGGTTGGACGGCACCAGATTGGTGCTGGCCAGCACATAGCCAGCGAGCGAGCCGGGTGCTTCCTGCAGCATCACGGAGTCGGTTGCCGAAACCTTCTGGGTGCCGCGCATTTTCTTGACCGCCTTGGGGTTGGTCAGGAAGGCGCTGCCTTCGGCGTTGGCAGTTTCGAGCGCGGCAATCAGGTCCAGAATCGACTGCCAGGTCGGTACGGCGCCGTTGGTGCCTAGCGCCACGGAACCGATACCCGACGTGCTCAGGATACCGGTCGGCGTGTTTGACGTGCCGTCGCCGGCAATGGCCTTGTCGTCAATCGCGTTGGCAATCACAGCGGCCAGGTCGTTGCGGACCAGCTGCTCGATGGCAGGAACGGCGTTGATGAGGGTGCGGCGGCTAAACGACGTCATTGCGCCAACCGTCTTCGGCGCCAAGTTCACGTCATCGAAGGCGGCATCCGTTTCGGTGAGCGAGCCGTCTTCGGCAACCCACTGGCCGGTGCTAGAGCCGGTCTGGCGCGGGATGTCGACGTTGCCGACGAGACCGTCCAGAACAGTTGCGCCCAGCCTGCCGACAACGAGCTTGGCCCGCAGGCGATCGATGAAGAGGTCGGCCCGGTGCACGTTCGGAATCAGGTCGGCAGCGGACGAGCCAGCAAGCAGGGTGCGCCGCTCGAGGAATACCTCGTCCGGAACTGCGATGCCCTGAAATTTGCGGCCGGAACGCTTGGCAACTTCCTGCGACATTTCCCGCTCAAAGCCGGCGTCGACGTTATCGCCGATGGCGGCAGAGATGGCCTTTGTGATCGAGAAGCCGCGAGCGCGTTCCTCGTACTGGCCGTCACCGATATTGTCGGACGACACGATGGCGGGCGCGGCACGCTCGAAGTCGGCCAGCGTCTTGGCGCGCCCAATCTGCTTATCGAGATCGCGAACTTCGGTTTCGAGCGCATCGAACTTCCCGGCCTTATCGCCGGTCAGGTCGTTGCCAAGAGCCTTCATATCGACTACCTTGGCGGCACGCTGTTCCTGAAGTGTATGAACGTTCATGTAATGTTTGTCCTTTCGAGACAGTTGGTAGAAATGAGGGGTTCGCGGTCGTTTCCTAGGCCACCGCGGCCCCTTTGCTTTCCCGTAGGTACCTACGGGTTTTCCGGCCTAACGCCGGAAACACGAATAGCCCGCACGGCTGATGCCGGCAGGCTGAAAACTTTTAGGATTTTGAAGCGCCTCCCAGCGCGAGCCTTGTGGCTCTATTCATTCCGGCGCCCCTGTTGCCGGCTTCTATATCTTCCACGCTTTTCGCGCGGTGCTTGTGAGCGGCCTCGACCGCTACCTGAAGATGCCGAATCGGTATCCGACCTTCAAAAAGTTATTATAGCACGTTTCCGCTTAGAAAGTCAATATGTAGTGGGTCGGTTTTCTAAAGAATCTACATCTAGTGGCTGCGAATCGCTCAGAAAACCCGATCTGACAATAGGATCGCAAATCATTGCGGCTTTTTTAGGTCCGAAGCACAAGATATGCGAATTTTTCTCGCCACCACCACTATATATAGAGTTGAGCCGCATAATCGGCAAGGAGCAGCCACGCAGGAGCAGGCGCCGCCGCATGGCTGCATAGCTATTTCTTCGGCCAGCCTTTCTCGTCATAGCCGCCGTCTAGGTAACTGCGGAGTGAGGTGAGCGCTGGACCGAAGCCGGAATAGGGCGAGGGCATTTCTTCCCGTACGTCACGCGTGAACCATCCCAGCCCCTGCTTCAGGCGCCCTAGCGTTTTCATGATCGCCTTGTCTGCGGAATGGTAGCGTTCAAAGTGCGATTCCAGCCGATAGTAATGGTCCCAAGCTTTGTCGATTTCTTCAATAGAGCGACCTTGAACCATGCCGTTTCGCAAGGCGTCAATTTCGGCTTTAGTTTCTTCATTCATAGTGCTTCCCCTGTTCTCTAAGCCGCCATAAGACACGCCGGCAAGCTATCATTCTCGTGCCGCCGCGCAATTCCGAGCGCGATTGTCATCGCCACTAGGCCATCGATTTTTTCTCGCGACCTGTCTTTATCGAGCTTGCGGTTTCCAGCGGCGTCACGGCTCACCGCCGCGTTTGCCGCATTCCATGTCATGACCGGGTGGTCGCCGTGCCGCAGCTTGCCGGATATCAGCAAGGTTTCCATGTAGTCGAGCGAGGGCGAAATATCGCGGTAGCCCTGGCCGAACTCGACAAGATTGACACTGATGTCGTCGTCGGCCAGGTCGCGCTGCAAATCCTTAATGCGCCAGCGGTCGAACCCGATCGCCTGCACATCGTACGTCTGCACAAGCTCGCCCATACGGTGCGAGATGAACGAATAGTCCGTTGCGGCGCCCGGCGTAGGCTCTATGAAGCCGTCCTTAGCCCATGAGAAATAGGGCACGCGGTCGGTGTCTTCCCGCTCGAGAAGGTTGTCGCCAGGACACCAAAAGAACGGCAACACGTCGAAGCCGCCTTCGTCGTCGGGAAAGACGAGCGTCAGGCAGCTAAGGTCGCGCGTTGAACCAAGATCCAAACCGCCATAGCAGCGCCGTCCGGCAAGCCCGGCAACGTCGACCTTGCCGCCGCACGCCTTCCATTCGGCAGCCCGTATAAACCGCTCCTGCGCCTCTACGCGGCGATTGAGGCGGAGGTTCAAGAACCGCGGCAGGAAGGACGCCATGCGCTTGGCGCGCTCCGCTTGTGCCCGGAATTCGGTTTCGTCTAGGAAGATGCCCCAAGCCGGGTTGCACGCCTTCCACACTTCCTCATCGAACGGATCAGCGTCATCCGGTGCGCATATCAACTGGCAATAGACGGTCGGGTCTTCGCCCCGCAGAGCATCGTCTATCATCACGGAAAGCGGATGGTGGTCGTTGGCCGCTTGCGTCGAAATGACGATGCCAAGGCTCTCTTTGCGCTTGCCTTGCGCGGTCTGCAGGTTGTGCAGCAGCTCGTCCGTCTTGGCCTGCGCAAATTCGTCGTAGGTCCAGAGGGAGGGCGCCAAGCCGTGACCACGGCGGACATCTGCCGACAGGGACTCGTAAAGCGAGCCCTTGCCGTCGCCGTCCAGAACCTCAATCCGCTTGTGGAAACGCTGGCAGTTCGTGCGCTCCTCGAACTCAGGCACAGCGGAGATTATGGCTTCCATCTCTCGATACAGGAGACCGGCTTGCTGCTTATCGATGGCTGCGCTGTAGATTTCGCCGCGCGGTTCGCTCTCCGGGCCAAGCAGATGGGCAAGATTTATTCCTGCTAGGAAACCGGTCTTTCCCCCGCCGCGTGGCTGACTCTGAATTGCCAGCCGCACTTTGCGCCGACCGTCTTCATCGACATTGCCGTACACATTATCGATGAATTCGATCTGTTCCGGCAGCAATTTCATAGTCTGGCCGGCCAGGATGCCCTTAGTGATGGGCAGGAACTCCATGAAGGCGACCAGCCGCTCGACGCGGGTGAGGTTGGGCGCCATCCATGGCAGATCACGGGCCGGTGCCGATATGATGGATTTGCCCTTAGCGCGGGCGCCAGGTCCACGCAGGCCCATTAGACAAACTCCCAATTGGTTTCAGGTGAAACTAATTCTTTCTTTGTGGGGCACGGCGGTCCCCGGCCGGTCGAACCTGGCGATGCGAAGCCCCCAGGCGCCCACCAGTCGTCTTCATCGTCCAGCGGGTTGCCCTCGACGTCGCAGCCCTTGAAGCGCGAGCCGCCTTTGCTATCCGCGCTATCGACGCGCCGTGTCTTGCTGTTGTGGCACGGCAAGCACAGGCTCATGAGTCGGTCGATCGGCGGGAACGGATCCCCGCCTTTCTCGATTGCAACAACATGGTCGACGGCAATGGCAGGCTCGATCACTTCCCGCCGTACGCACGCCTCGCACAATGGGTCAGTCGATAGCTTGGCTTGCCGCAAGCGCTGCCATGCGGCGGTGTTGTAAGGCCAACGGCTCATGCTGCCCTCCGCAGGAAGGTGGGCACGCAATCGGGGACTTCACTCTCTAGTGTTCCCCCCTCAGAGTCCTCAGACTCCTCAGTCTTAGTACCCATAGGAGGATAGTGTGAGGATGAAGACTGAGGGGTCATAGGAGTCTGAGGGGTTGAGACATAGGAGCCGTAACCTTGCTTCTCGGCTTCGCCGGCCGCGACCATCTTGCGGAGCAGATAGTTGACGTTGGGCAGCTTCATGCCGGTTGCCGTGACGATCTCGGCTGGAGTCATCGGGCCACTGGCTGCGGCCAGAGCTTCCATGATCTGCTTGCGCTCGCCGGAACGCTTCACATCATCGACGTCGCCAAGCACAGACCAGCGCCCACCGTCGAACTTCAACGCCTTCTCAACTTCCTCCACGTCACGTCCGCGACCGTAGAGTTTCGGGCCGTCTGTGGTGCGATTGAGGATCATGATGGAGTCCGCCGCGCCGGTTAATCCGTTCGTGCCGGATATCATTTCAAGGGGATCTTCCGCTTCGGCCTTCCTGACGTGGGTCACGACCACCACGGCAAGCCGATGTTCGCTGGCGAACCGCTGCAATGGCGAAAGCGCCTCGTAGTCCGCCGCATAACTGTCTTGGTTCTTGCCTTTGGGCGGCCGCACAATCGCCAGCGTGTCCACGATGATAAGGCGCGGGTCAGGCACGGATTGCCGCCATTTGTCGAGCATCTCAATCAATCCGGCCCCGATCTTGGGCGCTTCGGTCAGCAGGGAAAGGCGCGACATATCCGGACGCTTGAACCTCGGTAGCACCACGCGAAGCCGGTCCTGCAAACGACGCTGGTTATCTTCCAATGCCAAATACAAAGCGTCGCCTTGTTCGCACTCCGCACCTAGCGACCGCCCGCCGCTGGCAACGGCAACGCCGAAGTCTAGGGCCAGCCAGGACTTGCCGAGCTTCGGCCTGCCGCCAAGCAGTGTAAGACCTTCCGCCACATAGCCGGGTATGACGTATTTGATGGGCGCGAATTCCATGCCGAGCAGCGTTTCCGCGTCGATCGATGCGAACTTGGGCTTGTTGTCGTTTGCGGCCTTCCGCGGCTCTGGCGCGGCTTCAACCGTGACTGTCTTACGTGCTGGGGCCTCCGTCTGTTCGGCCCTTAGATCGCGGGCCACCATGCGGATGGCAACGGCATGGTCATGGGCAGGACCGGAGAGTGCTGCAATAATCGCACTGCCGGTTTCGCCATCGAGGTACATGAACGCGGCTGTATCGCCATCGCATTCCGGAATATCGGAGACAAGCACGCACCACCGCATGGCCTCGTCAATGTCTGCGGGATCGGTTTCGGCACGCTGGAACTTGTCCGCGGTCAGCGTGTGGTCTTCCCAGCCGACATCTGCGGGCCGCACCTTGACTGTGCCTTTGGCTTTGGCTGCGCTGGTGTAGAAGAAATCGCCCAATCGGGCAGTGTCGCCGGCCTGGATAAGGTCGAGTAGGGTTTCACGCTGCATTACGGACTCCGGAATTAGCACTCGCAAGGGCTGCGCCAGCGGCGCGCGTTAAGGAGTCGGCCAAGGCCGGGGCGAAGGTGGCGACGTTGGCGCCGAAGGCATGGGGGGCATGAACTCGCCGCCCGCGTGGGCCTTCAATGAGTTTCACATTGTAGAGGCGAAGCTCTGGGGTTAGCTGCACGTCGAACCGTGCAAGGGTGCTGCCGGAACCCGGAGGTTCGAGGCGGATATCAATGATATGCAATATATGCTCCGTTTCGTGATTTGATTTACCGTCTAGGCCCGCTCAAAAGCTCTCGGGCCGGTCTTGCTCCCTCAAGAATGAGGTCGGCCCATAGCTGGGCAAGTTCCCGTCGCCGCTCTAAATGCAGCGCGCGGTTATAGGCGCCTTCCACCTTGTCTTTCGGAACGTGCGCCAACATGAGGTCGATAACGGGCTTGTCGGCCCGAAACCGCTCATTCATCACTGACGAGAATGTCGCTCGCCAGCCGTGCGGGACGTGCTTGTGATGATACCCGGCCCGATTGAGCAAATACCCGATTGCGTTCTCACTCATGGGCTTGTGCGCATGGCGGGTGTTGGGGAAGGCAAGCGGGCCGCGTCCCGATATCGTGCGAAGCGCTGCGATTGCATCCACCGCTTGCCGCGACAGCGGCACTAGATGGTCGCGGGCTTCGTCTTCCTTATGCTGAAGTCGCATTTTCATGCGTTCGGCGGGTATCTGCCAAAGGTCAACGCCAACGGGCCACTCCGCCCAAGGCGTCGTCGCAAGCGTGCCGGGGCGAATGGCGGTTAGCGCAAGGATCCGAAGCGCAAGCTTCGTCACCGGGTGTGCCGTCTCGGCCTCCGCCTTCACGAGCATTTCGCGGGCCTTGTCCAAGTCGGTTATGGCGGGCTGCTTGCCTTTCTTCATTGGCGCCATTGCGCCTTTGACGATCGCGGCAGGGTCGTTTTCCGCCCGGCCAGAAGCGATGGCGTAGACGAAGATTGCCGACATGCGCTGGCGGATACGGCGTGCCGTTTCTTTCGCTTCCCGCTTCTCGACAACGCGAAGCAAAGCCAACACCTCCGCCGCGGTAATATCCTTGATCGGAACATCGCCAAAGGTGGGGAATACGTCGCGCTCTAGACTGACCAGCACGTCGTGCGCGTGCCGTTCCGCCCACTGCGGCTTTTGCAGTTCGTACCATTCGCGGCCGATCGCCTCGAAGGTGTTAGCCGTGCTTGTGACGTGCGCCAGCTTCCGGAGCTTCTTGGCGATGCCAGGATCGCGCCCGGCCCGGATGGTGGCCTTGGCCTCGTCACGAGCCGAACGAGCATCAATGAGCGAAACTACCGGGTACGCGCCAAGTGAAAGAAGCTTTTCCTTCCCGCCAAATTCGTACCGGAAGCGCCAAAGCTTCCCGCCCGCCACGCTGACAAACAGGTGTAGTCCACCGCCATCTGCGAGTTTGTAGGGTTTGTCCGCTTTCTTCGCGTTCCTGCATTGCGTGTCTGTGAGCATGTTGCTTTCCCCTTGAAATACCCGGTTCAAAGGGAACATACCCGGTTTCATACCCGACTTCCACCGGGTAGGTGCGGCAGGGTTTGGCAAAGCATGGGAACGGAATACCGCAATATTCCTCGCCTTTTCAAGGCATTGCGGCAATGTATGGGTACGTATGGGAAAGGTAATTGGCGGAGGGAGTGGGATTCGAACCCACGGTGAACTTGCGCCCACGCCGGTTTTCAAGACCGGTGCCTTAAACCGCTCGGCCATCCCTCCAAGTAATTACAAACGCTGCGCTTTTTTTGATTCTACGTCCGGTCGAGAAATGCCGGCTGCTGCGCACTTTGCAACTATTTGCCTTTTCGATCGCTGCTTATAGCCGCCTGCAACGCGACGTCAACTTGCTCCTTGTCTCCGCAGCGTGGAGATGTCCCCTCAACTCCTAGCGAAAGTCCGCTGCCCGAGGCAGCGGACCGCTGCCCGAGGCAGCGGACGTTCTTGTTTTTGGAACCCGAGCCTCCCGTCCTTGTTTCTGGAGAGAACTAAAGGAGGCGCATATGGAACCGAAGTCATCACGCGACATGCCAGGTCCAAAGCCCCGCAAGGACAAAGACAGAGACACCCGAGAGGCTGTCGTCAAAACGCCCGAGAAGACGAACAATCGGGACCATGATGCCCTGCATGGAGATGACGATACAATCGACATACGGCCTGAGCTGGGCGTGGAGTCGAAATAG